CCCAATTAAGCAAAAAAGGGGTTGCCAAAAGGGGGGTGTTGCATATAACATACACTTATGAATAAAATACCAACAGAACTACACCTCGTACATGGCACAAAGCCAGAGCACACAGCTATTCTTTTGCCTGAATCAGTTAAAAAGAGAATCCCTGAAGCAGAGTGGATGACCAATCCCTTATCATGGAATAAAGCAACCTTTGTAGCCGAAACAGCAACTTATCTTTATGATGTCTATGGCATTGGCTCAGATCAAGATAAGCATACTTTGGCTATGCTGGCAGATCAGATTGATATGTATGTAGCTTGCAATATGCAACTAGTAGGTAGTGATTTAGTTATTTCTACAAATGATGGAAAGACACTAGCACCCAATCCAATCATATCAATTAGAAACAACTGCTTAAAGTTAGTAATACAATTAATGAATGAATTAGGGCTAACCCCTAGAGGTAGATTAAATAAAACAGAAGGTAATACTGATGACAACTCAGCAGTATCCAAATTTTTAAGAGGACCAAAAGGATAAGATGAATTACTTAGATGGCATCCAATATGCCAATCAAGTAGCCAAAGGTGAAATTGATGTTTGCAGGAATGTTCGGCTTGCCTGTCAGCGATTTTTAAATCAGTTTGAAAATAAAGAATGGGAGTGGGAGTTTGATCAAGATTACCCTAGCCATGTCTTAGGATTTGCTTCTTTATTAAAGCATACTAAAGGACATCAAGCAGGGCAAAATGTAGTCTTAGAGCCATTTCAAATATTCTTTATTTGTGCCATTTATGGCTTTAGAAGCAAAAAAGATCATAGTCGTAGGATGGTTACAGATGTCATTTTGTATATTCCTAGAAAAGCTGGTAAATCTACTTTAACTTCTATTATTGCCCTTTATGAACTAGCTTGCGGTGAAGCTGGATCAGAAGTATTCACTTTAGCAACAAATAGGGAACAAGCATCTATTGTTTTTGATGCATCTAAAGGCTTTATTGAAACTGGACCAAAAGAGATAGCCAGCCTATTTACTGTAAGCAAATATCAAATTGGCAAACATGGAGATAGTCAGTCTATGTTTAAAGCACTTAGCCGGGATACAAAAAAGACCGGGGATGGTAAAAATCCATCTTGTGTAATCGTAGATGAAGCTGCACAAATTATAGATAGAAACTCAATTGAGGTTTTGCACTCAGGTATGGTTGCCCGGCAAAATCCATTGCGAATCTATATTACAACTGCCAGCTTTACTAAAGATACTAAGTTTTTCGAAGATATGTCTATGCTGGAATCTATGCTTAATGGCGAAGCAACAGATAATCCTAGATGGTTTGGTTTGCTATATGCCTTAGATCCACAGGATGATTGGCGAGATCCTAAAACTTGGGCAAAAGCCAATCCTATGCATGGAATTAGCATTTTTGAAGATGCTATTGTGCAAAGAGCAGAAGAAGCTAAAGCAAAGCCAGCCGCTTTAAATGAATTTCTTTGTAAAACCCTTAATATCTATGTCAGCGCACAAACAGCATGGGTAGATAGAAATCATTGGGATAAAGCAGAATGTCTTATTAAACAAGATAGAGGTGAGCCAGAAGCAGTTTTTATTGGCTTTGACTTAGCAGCTACAAGGGATTTAAATGCAGTTTGCACTTTAAAGCGATTTGGCGAATTAGATTATGAAGCGCATTGGAAATTCTTTTTGCCCGAAGCTGGCTATGAGTTAATACCAAAGCATTATCAAGATATATTTAGGGTTGCAGTAAATACTGGTATTTTAAGATTAACAGAAGGTAATGTAATGGATGATAGAGAAATATCTGATTACATAAAAATGGAGTGTGAAAAATATAATGTCAAAGAAGTTGGATATGATGCCTATAATGCTGCATCCCTTGTGGCTAGATTATATGATGCCGGAATACCAGTTAAAAAAGTGGGTCAAGGCATGGCAGTATTATCTAATCCTTCTAAATATGTGGAAAAGTTAATCATGAATCAACAAATTAAGCATGATGGCAATCCATTTGTAGGATGGCAATTAGGAAACTGTGAAGTGTATGAAGATGTCAATGGCAATATCAAAGTTCGCAAAAATGAAGCAGATAAATCAGCTAAAGTTGATGGCATTATTGCTATGATTATTGCTGCTCATTGCAGTTTGGATAATCCTTTTGTTTCAGATAGCTTTGGTTTCAGAGCTTTCTAATATAAAATAGAATAAAATTGTAGGGAAACTGGGGAATAATATGGGAATTTTGGATGTTTTCAAGGGTAAAAAAGTAGATTCTGTTGAATCAAATACACTTTTTGGACAAACTCAACTTGGTAATAATATTATTTATCAAGGTGCTGGTGGCAGACAAACTGTTTCCCAACAACTTTTATATGTAACTACATCTAGTGCTACATCTGCTGGTAGAACAGTAGATATGTCTGTTTTAAGCAGAAATAGCACCATTATGTCGTGTGTAGGTGTAAAAGCTAGAGCATTAGCACAATTACCTATTAGATTAATGTACAGAGCAGATGATGGTACTTTTGTAAATGCTTTGGAATCAGATAAAGTTGGCACAAGAGATAAAGCTAAAGCAAAACAAGTGCTTAATTTGCTTAATATGCCCAATAACTTTGAAAGCCAGTATGAATTTTGGTATCAATGGTCAATGTGGCAAGACCTTGCAGGGGAAACTTTCACTTTATGGTGGAGAAAAGATCAACAAGATTCTGTAGCTACACCATTAGAAATGTATAACCTTGATGCAACCCTAATTACTTGTCAGATTACCCCTACTCGCTATCCAGCATATCGCCTATCTACTCCTAGCTATGGTTTTAATAAAGATGAATTGCTTGCATCGCACCAAGTAATGCATATTAAAGAAGCTGCATGGCAAGGTGCTGCTGGTTTTAATAAAGGTATTTTAGCTACTGAATTAGTTGCTCTAGACCAAGATATAGACCTTTATGCTAACTATGTTATGCAAAATGGTGCAAAACCTTCTGGCATTTTTAGTACAACTTCTGTAATTCCAGATGCCAAATTTAAAGAAGTAGCAGCAAGAATTAAAGAAGCATGGTCAAGCATGACAGGAAGCAAATCCACAGACTTATCTAAACCGGGTCAAGGTATGCTTTTAGATCAAGGCATGACTTATAACCCAATTAATATGCTAACCCTTCAAGATGCTGATGCGGCAAAGCTAAAAGAGCAAACCACTAAGCGAATTTGTGCTTTATTTGGTGTGCCACCTCAAATGCTTGGTTTAGATGTAGGTAAATTTAATAATACACAGACATTATTAGATGAATTCTATAAAACTACTATGTATCCAATGGTAATTAATATTGAGCAAGGGATGAATCGCCATTTATTAAAGGGTTATCCTAATCTTTGTATTCGATTTGATACAAAAGACTTTTTAAAAGGCTCTCCATTAGATCAAATGAATTTTGTTAATGCTGGTGTTGCTGGTGGCATTATGACCCCTAATGAAGCTAGAGAATATATGAATATGCCTAAAATGGATGGGGCAGATGAATTACTTTCTACAAATCCAAGTGCAATACAATCTACAAATGTTCCAACAGGAAGTAAAGTAGCAAAAGTACAAGCATTACCCGGTAGTTCTCCACAAGATACTGGTGGGGGCGGTGGTAATCAAACAAAAAAAATGAATATAGGTAAATAAAATGGATACAATTAATAAGGTACTTAAAATTTTTGGTTATCAGTTACATAAAAATAATGTTAAACTACCAACAAAATTAGTAAAATCCCCTAAAATACAAGATAATAATCAATCTATTAAAAATGGGATTATCAATGAATCAGAGCCTAAATTTCCTTTGCGAAGCAAAACTAAGCCTAAACCAATCCTCAGAAAGCGCACAACCAAGCGGGAAGATTGAAGCTAGAGCAACTACTTGGGGTGCTAGAGAAGGTGCTGATGGTCGAAAGTTTAACTATCAGCCAGAAGGTTTTGCACAATGGGCTGATGAATTTGCCAAAGCTGGCAAACCTATGCCTATGTTTCTAAATCACAATGATATGGGGATGCCTGTAGGTCAATGGGATGAAATTAACTTTGACGAATCAGGAATGACTGCTAAAGGTCGATTATTTATGAATACATCTGCTGGTTCAGATGTTTATCAAGTTTTAAAAGAATCTCCTAATTTATTTGGTGGAGTTTCTGTTGGTGCTTATGCAGATGAAGCTGTAATGGTAGATGCTGATGGTAATCCATGTGATCCTGATTGTGCAGATGAAGGATATTTTCAGATTACCAAAGGTGGATTGCGTGAAATCTCAGTTGTTATGTATCCTAACAACCCACAAGCAGAAGTAATGAAATTAGAGTGTTTTGATGCCGAAGGGCATTTAAATCCTCGCATAGTTGAGGAAGCCTTGCGTGATGCTGGTCTTTCCAAGAAGGGTGCGACCACCGCATCTTCTGTCTTTAAGAAAATTCTTGAACAGCGTGATGTTGTTAAGGAAGATATTAAAGATACCCCACAACAGGGTGAGCCTGAAGCGGTGGTAAATGAAGCCGATACAATTCTCAAAGCCTTAGAGGAAAGAGATTTGTTGAAAGCATTATCTAATCGCATTAAATAAAGGAAATATCATGTCTGAGCAAATCATTGCAAAGCTAGATGAAATCGAAGCAAATACAGTTGCTAAGATTGAAGAAGGCAAAGCTGAAGCAGTAAAAAAAGTTGAAGAAGCAGTTGTATCTTTTGAAGAAAAAGTTGCCGCTTTGGAAGCTAAAGTTAGTCAAATGGGTGCAACTCCAGCAATTAAGACTTACAAGTCTATTGGTGCTGAAGTTAATCGCATGGTTAAAGAGCAATTGAAATCTTTTGTAAATAGCGATGCTAAAGTACAAAAAGAAATCAAAATGTTTGAAGATGCTGGTCAATATGATGCATATTTCAAAGAAGCATCTGCATTAACTGGCTCTGGTGCTGGTATTGGTGGTCGTACTGCCTATGACCCAGTATTCGTTCCATTGCGCTTGCTAAATCCTATGCGTGGTGTTGCTCGCGCTGTTGCTACTGATGGTGCTACTTATCAATTCAGAGCAAAAGTTGGTAATGCTGGTGCTACTTGGGGCTATTCAATTCAAAATAACGGCTCTGCTACAACTGAAAACACAAATATCTGGCAATTAACTTTGCAAGACTTGAATGTACAGTTCCCAATCCGTACAGCCGCTTTGGATGATATTGATGGTTTGGAAAGCAATGTTGTTAGCGATATGCTGGCTGAATTTAGCCAAGTTGAAGCCCAATCTATGATTTTGAACTCAGATCAAACTGATTCACCTAATACTTATGGTGGAACAAATGGTTTGCGTGGTCTAAATCAATATGCTGGTGCTAATTCATCTTATGCTGGTGGCACAATCTCTACAGCAGCTTTTGGTACTTCTGGTACTGGTTCTTCTAGTGGCTTGCATAGCATCGCTACTTATGACCAATTAACAACTAATGGTAATACTGTTGGTGCAGCTAACATCGTTTATAAAGATGTTATCAACTTCATCTACAGCTTGCCACAACAATATTGGACAGAATCAGCAGTATTTGTTATTAACCCAGTATTGCTTCAACAAATTCGTGGCTTGGTTGACTCACAAGGTCGCCCAATCTATGTTGATGGTTTAGCTCGTGCTGATGGCATTGTTGGTCAATTACTTGGCTTTAATGTTGTTGTTAATAAGTATTTGAACAATCCTTCACAAGCATCTACTGGTTCTGCTGGCACAACTAGCTTGTATCCAATGTATTTTGGTGATTTCCAAAAAGGCTTCACCATTGTTGATCGTTTAAATATGATTATGCGTAGATATGACCAGACTTTGCCCGGTTCGATTACTTTCTATGGCGAAAAGCGTTTAGCAACTTCTGTTGTTGATCCATTCTCTATTATTCGTTATCGTTCTACTGGTACTGCAACCTAATAGAATGGGGGGTCAAAAGCCCCCCTTCTTTAATCTTTATTGGAATTAAAAATGACAACTAATCTAGTTCTCGAAGCTATTAAGGAAGCCATTGTTGATGGCAAAGCAAAAGTAAACTTAAAAGAAGCATCAGCCTTAACTGGTTCTGGTTCAGGGGTTGGTGGTCGTGTAATTTATGATGATGCATTTGCCGCATTGCGCTATGGAAATCCATTCCGTATGGCTGGCAGTCGTGTAATCACAACTATTGGTTCAGATGAAGCATTTGTAGTCAATACTGGTAATGTTACAGATATTCAAGTTAGCACCAATAACCCTTGGGGATATGCATTAAATGATAACAATGCAACAACTGGGGAAGCTACTAAATTTTGGCAAATTCCAGTTCGTGTATTAAATGCTTCTGCACCTATTCGTACAGCAGTATTATCTGATGTTAATTATTTAGAAGAAACTATTGTTGCTGATATTGCTTTGCAATTTGCTCAACAAGAAGCCCTTTCTATGATGTTAAACAATGATCAATCTGGCTCTACTACTGTAAATTATGGTGCTACTGCTGGTTTGCGTGGCTTAAATAGCTATTCTGGTTCAACTTCTGCCGCAGCTTTTGGTTCAAATGGTTCTGCTATTACTAATGGTTTGCATACAGTTTTACAAGTAGCACAAGCATCCGCTACAGCTATTTCTTATGATGATTTAGCTAATTTGCAAGCCGCATTACCTTCACAATATCTTTACAAGCCTACAACTGCTTGGATGATGCACCCAAACACTATTGCTCAAATTCGTAAACTAAAAAATACTGCTCAACTGCCAATTTTTATTGAAGTTGGCGATGACGATGGCGGTGCTTTGCTTTATGTATTTGGTCACAAAGTTATTTCTAACCCATATATGCAAACAGCCGCTTCTGGCAACTATCCAGTTTATTTGGCTGAATGGGAAAGATTTTTGACTATTGCTGATCGTGAAGAAATGAATATTCAAAGATTGGATCAAACTGCACCCGGATTTATTACTTTATTTGCTGAAAAGCGGGTAGTTAGCACAATTCGAGATGTTTTTGCTGGTGTTAGATTGGTAGGCTAATATGTCATTAGATAGCTTAACAGCTAGTCCCTATTTGGGATCATCTAGAAATCCATATTCGTATGAGAAAGTTGAGCAAGTAAGCCGGGACATACAAACTGGCTGGCTTACTCTTGACCAGATCACCCAACAATTAAATTTGTTTGAAGATACAAGCCAAGATAATTATTTGGCTGGAATTGAATTAGCGACTCGTATGGCGATTGAGGACTATCTTGGTATGTCCATATTCCCAATCACTTACAAAGCGTACTATGGGGCTACAAACAGTACTGGTACTCAAATGTGCCTAGACTTGCCAGAAGTATCTCAAAATAATCAAAGTCAAGCTGGTGTAGTAGTTACTTCAGTATCTTATTACAATGGCAATACTCCACCAACTTTGGTTGCTTTGTCATCTACTGATTATTATTATGATCCTACAGGCAATAAAATTGTAGTAACTAATGGGATGCCAAATTCAGTAAATACTGTAATGACTAGCCCAATTGTTGTTATTTATCAAACAAAAGCCAATCCATTAGCACAATATCCTGTAATTAAACAAGCTGGATTGCTTCTTTTAACCCATTTATATAACAATCGTAGCAATACTGTTGTAAATAATTTAAGTGAGATTCCATTTGGTGTTGCACAATTGTTGCGCCCTTACAAATCTTTGGTGATGTAAATGGCAATTACTCGCTATGAGCAAATAGAAGTAAATCGTGTAACCAATTCAGTTAATGAAATTGGGCAATATACTACAACTATAACCCCTTGGTTTGCTACAAGGGCATTAGTCCATTCTGTTAAAAATTCTTTAAATATTACTAAAGAAGAAAGAATATATACTGATTTAGTTAATTTTAAACTTAACTTTACCCCTAATATTCAATCTATTGTTGATAATCAGTTATTATATTCATTTACTTGGCGAAGTCATGCTTGGCGAATTGAAAGTGCTGTAGAAGCAGATGATCGTATGTCTGTTATTTTTTATTGCTATAGAAATGATCCGATTGTGCCAGTATGAGCCAAAATAATATATATAACTATGCCAAGGCAATCCAATATCAATTGGTTAATATTGTTACTCCTGTGCCTGTTTATGCCAATTTTAATAGAAATTTTGCTTCTGAGCCTAAGTTTATTACTTGGCAATTAAGGAATGTTCATCAACCGGTATATACAGGGGTTAATCAAAACAACAAAGGCATAGATCGCCCAACCTTTCAAATATCCATTCATTCACAAGAAATGGCAGATGCTTTTAATATTGCCAATTCCATATTACAATCATTACATGGATATAATGGGCAATTTGGTGGTAGTGCTGGATTTTATATTGCCAAAGCCGATGTAGTAATGCTTTATAATACATATGATAATACTGTAGGTTTGCAACAGATAGTGATGGATTGCACCTTAGATATTCCAGCATAAGAATTTATTAATTATTTTTTAAGGAATCAAAATGGCT